CCAGATGAATTTGCAGGAAAACAAATAATTTTAGATTCAGGTCGATTAGTATTCAATGCATATAATGATCACTTATTATTAAGTGCAGCTAAATCTATTAATTTAAATTCTCAAGAATCTGTTAATATAGATACTAAAAAATTTATTACCCAAGCTGATCGAATATTTTTAGGCAAAGAAGATTTAGCAACAGAACCATTATTATTAGGCGATACAACAGTACAAGTACTAAAAGATATTACCTTAGCTCTTAAAAAAATAGCTCAATCATTAAAAAATCTCGAATCACTCCCTGTAGCTCCTAATAATCCTGCAAAATTTAAATTGCTTGTTCCTATGACTAGTGTATTAACTACATTAAATAGTTTAGAAAAACAATTAGGTTCAACACCTGAATCTTGTACCATAACTTCAAAACGTAATTTTACATTATAATGGCTGTTATAAATTATAAAGAAGGAGATGATCCTGATAAGAAAAATAAATTTGGAGTAGTATCTAATGTAGATTTAGAAGCTCCACCTATATTAAACTTAAATCCATTAGACATAGAATCTGTAAATGGTTTTCTACCAGGAAGTGTTGTTGATAAATGGACTTTTTTTTATTTATTTCTTCAAGATAAAAAAATTAATACTGATATAAACTCTTTAGAAGGTAGAAAAAATATAAGTTTAAAATTAATTAATGAATTTAATACAGATACTAAATCATCATTATGGACTTCATTTGGTTCTTCTAACAAATATAGAGGAACTCAAAATCCTTTAACTACTGATGATATAAAAGCAATCCAAAAATTTACAAGTAAAACAGATCCAAATGTTCAAATTGATGGGTGGGTAGGTACTCAAACTATCCAAATGTTTTACCCTAGATCTAGAATATTTACTTCTAAAGGAAATAAAAATCCTTCTTTAGATTCTTTATATCCAATAATATGGGGAAATAAAAGATATGTTATAAGTGTAGAAGATGCTCAATCCGCGAAAGAATTAACATATCCTACTTTATTATATGTAAAACTATATGATCCTTCTCTTCATAAAGATAAACTTATATCTGATGCTATCCCCAAAGAATGGAATAATATAGATACAGTAACTGTAGCTCCAACAGCAACCTTAGAAAATGCTAAAACTACATTGTTAGCTCAACAAAAAAAATCTCTTCAATCTCAAACTAATTTAACTAATTCAATAATTAAATAATGTCTCAAGATAAAATACCATTATTGATAGTCAATAATACCGAAAAACTTATTGAACAATTAGTTCCTTCTATTATTCAAATTGCTTCAAAAACTGGTATTCAAAATATAGGTCAACCAAATATGAAAATGCCTGGAACTTGCTTAGTTCAATCTGAATTACAAGATATTCTTAATTTAAGAAACAATTTAATAGATAAATTAAATTCTGTTTCTAAAACTATAGATTTATTAACCAAACCAATAAATATTTTAACTACGATTGTTAATACTACATCTACATTAGTAGATACTACTAATACAGTTAGAATTGCAGCTAATATTGCTTTAGCATTAATACCTGTTCCTCCGGGTGTTCCGGGAGCTATTCCTGCAGGAATTAATACTGCAAAAGATGTAATAGAATTCTTAACTCCTAAAATTCAATTAGCCAAAAATCAAATCACACAAATTTCAGATGCTCTAAATTATGCCGGTAATGTTATATTCAAAATATTAAATTTACTTCAAATTATAGATCAATATTTAAAACAATGTGGTATTAATCCATCATCATTTGCACCAACTAGTGATATTGTAAATCAAATTAATAAACAATATACTGAAGCTCAAAACCAACTAAATCAATCAGATGGTAGCTCACAGGTATATCAAGGATTTAATTTAGAAATAGTTGAAGAACCATTTTCTTCTACCGTAAATAGAAAAAAAGCTGTGGCTAAGAATTCTTCTGGTATTATATTATTACAAACACCATTATCTTTCACATCCTCACCTCAAATTTTAATTCAACAACTTAAACTAATTATTGACAATAGTGATTTAAAAGCTATTTAATTAAATATTTATAACAAATGAAAGCAGATATTTTTAAAAAACTTATTAAAGAAGCAGTTCGTGAAGCAATTCAAGAAGAAATGAAGGATCTTCTTTTAGAGGCAGTTAGATCAAACAAACAGCCGGTAAATGAATCTTTTAATCCTGAAACTCGTACTTTAAACTTCAATACTAATTCTTTACCATCTAGATCCCCAATGGATACTAAAAAAGCATATATGGATATTTTAGGAGAAATGGCTCAAGGACCTAAATCTGGATTAGAAGGTGAATTTAAATTACAAGGACCTATAGATCCAGTAAATGGATCTTTACCTGATGGACAATTAAGTTTAGATCAAATAATGACTTTAACTAGAAAATAATGGCATTCGGAGCAAAAAGAATATTTCCCATAGATCAAAAACCAGGTACAGCTGTAGGGATATCTATTCCTTTTAATGCTCCTGGAGTATTTTATTCAACCTATACTACTAAAGATGCTATTAGAAATAACTTATTAAATTTTTTCTTAACTAATCAGACTGAACGTTATTTGAATAACCAATTTGGAGCTAATTTAAGAGCATTTATATTCGAACAAATAAACTCAGACAATTTAGATTCATTAAAAGAAAATATCCAATCTCTAATCAGTCAATATTTTACTAATATACAAGTAGATCAATTAGATATATTACAATATCCTGATTACAATGAGATTAACGTACAATTATTCTATAGTATTATAAATACAGGTATAACAGATCAAGTAGAAATAACATTCACATAATGGCTGCTAATAAAAATATAAAATATATAAATAAAGATTTTAATGAGTTTAAAGCTAGTTTAATTGACTACGCTAAAACTTATTTTCCAACCACATATAATGATTTTAGTCCTGCATCTCCTGGAATGATGTTTATGGAGATGGCATCATATGTTGGAGATGTTTTATCATTTTATTTAGATAATCAAATACAAGAAAACTATTTACAGTTTGCTCGCCAATCAAATAATTTATTTGAATTAGCTTACATGTTTGGTTATAAACCTAAGGTAACAGGAGTAGCAACAACTTCAATTGATTTTTACCAAAAGATCCCATCTAAACTTTCAGGCTCAGAATACGTCCCAGATTTTGATTATACTTTATTCATAAATTCAAATTCTACAGCTACATCAACCTCAGGAGTTTCATTTATAATTGAAGACCCTATTGATTTTTCAGTTTCAAGTTCTTTAGATCCAACTGAAGTTACAGTTTATGAAGTTTCAAATAATAATCCTACATATTATTTATTAAGAAAAACTCGTAAAGCAATATCTTCTACCATTAATACAACAACATTTTCATTTGGCTCCCCAGAAAAGTTTTCAACAGTTGAAATTAGTGCTACTAACTTAGTTGGAGTATTAGATATTATAGATAGTGAAGGAAATGAATGGTATGAAGTAGATTATTTGGGTCAAGAAATGGTTTATGATTCTATCAAAAATACTAACGTTAATGATCCTAATCTATCTCAAGATAGTGAGGATACACCATATATCTTAAAATTAAAAAAAGTACAACGAAGATTTTCTACTCGATTAAGAAATTCTACCACTTTACAAATACAATTTGGCGCAGGTACAACCTCAGATGATGATGAAAATATAGTTCCAAACCCAGATAATGTAGGTCTTGGATTACCATTTGAAAAATCTAAACTAACGACAGCTTATTCTCCATCTAATTTCTTATTTACAGACACTTATGGAATTGCTCCTTCAAATACTACACTTACTGTTAGATATTTAACAGGAGGAGGAGTTTCATCTAATGTATCTTCAAATACTTTAACTAAATTAAATGGAAATGTATTATTCTTAAATAGCAATTTAAATGCAACTACAGCTGATGATATATTTAATTCATTAGCTATTACAAATTCTGAAGCAGCTAGTGGTGGAGGTGATGGAGATACAATTGAGGAAATTAGACAAAATTCCTCAGCAAATTTTGCATCCCAACTACGAAATGTAACTCCAAATGATTATTTGGTTAGAGCTTTATCTATGCCTTCAAAATTTGGAAATATTGCTAAGGCGTATGTAGAACCTACTAAATTACAGAATACATTTTTAGGTGAATCTAAAGGTGTTTTAGATTTATATATGTTAACGTTTGATTTAAATGGCAATTTAGTTTCTTCATCCCCAGCATTAAAACAAAATTTAATAACATATATGTCATCATACAAAATGGTAGGAGATGCTATTAATGTAAAAGATGCATTTGTTATAAACATAGGAATTGATTTTGAAATTATAGTTCTTCCAAATTTTATAAATAATGAAGTCTTAACAAATTGTATAACTGCACTCCAAACATATTTTTCTATCTCTAATTGGCAAATTAATCAGCCTATAATTTTAAGAGATTTATATATATTATTAGACAGAATAGAAGGAGTTCAAACAGTTAAAAATATAAGTATAAATAATAAAGTAGGAACTAATCTTGGATACTCGGTATATGCTTATGATATTCCTGGAGCAACTAAAAATAATGTAATCTATCCATCTTTAGATCCTATGATTTTTGAAATAAAATTCCCTAATACTGATATTCAAGGAAGAGTAGTATCATTCTAAAAACACAACCAATGGCTATTTATAAAATATTTCCAACTCAAGATTCTACTCTTTATTCTCTACATCCTGAAATGAATACAGGGTTAGATGAAATTATAGAAGCTTCATTAGAAGTAGGAAACATAGGTACACCTGCACCCCAAACAAGTCGTTTTTTAATTAAATTTGACTCAACAGAAATTTCAGATCTCATTAACACTAAAATTTCAGGTTCTCAATGGCAATCAAATTTAAGATGTTTTACAGCAAATGTTACAGCTTTAAATTCTGATACTACTATTAATGTATACCCAATTTCACAATCTTGGAATATGGGAACAGGTAGATATCTTTCAATTCCTGAGGTACAAAATGGAGCAAGTTGGATTTGGAGAGATTATCAAGGAGGCAACAAATGGGCTACTAGTTCTTTTGCCCCAGGAACAACAGGTTCATATTCATTATCTGTAGATCCAGGTGGGGCTACATGGTATGTAACTCAATCTTTAAGTGGTTCTCAAATATTTGGATACTACACAGATAAAGATCTTAACGTTAATGTTACTAATATTGTTAAAGCTTGGTATAGTTCATCTATTGAAAATAATGGATTTATTGTAAAACAACAAGATGAATTTATAAATAATGAGGATGTACAACCTAAAATAAAATATTTTTCTATAGATACACATACTATATATCCACCATGTTTAGAATTTAGATGGAATGATACTACATTTAGTACTGGATCTTCTACATTGACTAATATAGATATTACTCCTTTTGTAGTTACAATTGGAGAAAATCCTGGAATTTTCTATTTAGATAGTGTAAATAAATTTAGAGTATATTCCCGCCCTGAATACCCAGATAGAGTATTTCAGACTGCTTCATACTTTACTCAAAATTATTACTTACCAGATGTATCATATTATGCCATAAAAGATTTAGATACAAACGAATATGTAGTAGATTTTGATCCAATATATACTAAATTAAGTAAAGATGAAAAAAGTAGTTTTTTTACATTATATATGAATGGTCTTGAACCTGAAAGATATTATAAAATATTAATTAAGACTACAATAAGCGGAAATACTTTTATATTAGATGATGATTATTACTTTAAAATAATTAATGGGTAATGGAGAAGTTAAATTTAAACAAAAAAACGTATGTTAAAAACCAATATGAGAAGGTTATTGATACAAAATTTTCTCAATTGGCAACAACTCCTCCACCAAATCAATTACCCTCAACCCCAACAATTTCAATAGAACAATTTTTTCAAGATTATGAACAGATATTCTTTCAAATTCCTAAATTTGGAGGAGCAAATTCTCATGAGTATCTTATAAAGACCAGTTCTGAATATATTGGGGCTACTCAAATAAATGATGAAATTGAAGCTCTTATTGAAGAAATAAATTCGCTTCAACAACAAAATTTAGAACTCAGCCAGCAATTAGTAGAATCACAAGTTTCTAGTTCACAAATATAATGGATAAGATAATCAACATACAAAATATAGATCCTAATACTCTTCAACTTCAAAATTATTCTTCTGAAGATGAAGATCTTATATCTAGTTTTACTAAAAATGTAAACTTTAATCCCTCAGAAGATTATTTAGAATATTTTATATTAGATTTAAACCAAAATGTTTTATTTAGTAATACATCTGGATATCCAAGATATACTATCCAAAACGAAAGTGTAGTAATTGATCCTCAATCAGATTTAGAATCACAAGGTTATGATGAAGGACAATATTATACTATATATAATTTTCTAAAACGAAAACTATCATCATCACCTAATAGTACTCTATATATTCAAGATATCAGCAATGATAGAACTGAATTAAGGTTAAATACAACTAAAATCCCAAATGATGTATTGTTTGATACTACAACTGAATTAGCTCTTCAAATTGCTAATAACGCAGGTTCATATTTAGATTTTTATTTAAATTTTGGAAATAATAAATTAGTAATTGCTAATAATATTGCTTTAGATAATACTAACCCAAGTGATCCTACAGTATTAATCAAACTATACGAACCTTTACCTGATGAATTTACATTTAATACACAGTGTTGGGTTGTTGAACAAATAGCAGAATCTCAAGCTTATCAAATTGAATTAACTACTGTATTTTCTGTTAATGAAGAATTAGATTATATAAGTGGTCCAAATTTTAATTTGTCTTTTCAAGATCAAATAAATAACTCAACTCCATATCAAAATTTATCAACTCTTCAATCTAATACATCTGTACTAGGTTCAGGTAGTTTATTATACCAAATAAACAGTATATTAGCTGAAAAAGGAATAGAGATAAATATTGATTATTCTAATTATTCTGAATTTGTACATTTTTCATCGGCAAAAACAAGATTAGAAAATTTTTACTATAAATTATCATTAATTGAAAGTTATACATCAAATGGTAATTTATCATCTGGTTCTTCTAACACATATGCTTCTTCAAGTCAAATTATATGGGATAATAAAATAGACGAAATTATAACTAATTTTGACGAATACGAATACTATCTATACTTTAACTCAGAAAGTAAAGCTTGGCCTAAAGTTAATTCAACATCACCTTATATTAATTATTCTGTTAATTCATCTGAAGCTACTACTTGGTTAAACAATCAATTAGAATCTGCTTCATTTTATGATGATGAAAATAAAGATGCATTAGTTAATACCATTCCAACTTATTTAAGAGAAGATTCAAATAACGATCAATACCTATTATTTATCCAAATGATAGGACAGCATTTTGATAATATATGGGTTTATTTAAAAGATATTACTAATAAATTTGATGCTGATAATAGATTAGAATATGGTATTTCCAAAGACATTGTAGCTCAAGCTATTAGAGATTTAGGAATTAACATATACCAAAATAACTTTTCCACAGATGATTTATATTCTTCATTAATAGGTTTAACTACCTCAGGAAGTAATTTTAATATATCTACAGTAACAAGTAATTTACCTGCACCAACAGGATTAGAATATATAAATACATTCATTACAGCCTCAGATCCAAATGTTCTTGAGCCTTTAGATGATATTAATAAAGAAATCTATAAACGCCTTTATCACAATTTACCTTACTTATTAAAGAAAAAAGGTACTATTGAAGGTTTAAGATCACTTATCACAACATATGGTATCCCAGATACAATATTGAGAATTACAGAATATGGTGGTAAAGATAAAATTAATGTAAATGATTGGGATTATTGGTATAATTATTTTTCTTATGCTTTTGAAACAAAACAACAAGCTCAACCATTAATTCCTTGGTTACCT